TGCGGAACGAAACTACAGGGAGTACAGCATCTTCGAACAACCCCTCTGGGGGTTGTCCTCCTCGGGTTGTCCAGTATCTGTCCAGCTGATCCGAGTCAGTCTTGCAGGCTGCCCTTACAGGGCAGCCTGAACAGATCTGAAGTCCCCAGGCTATGAGTTCATGCTGTTCTTCTCCCCGCTGAAGATCTTCGTTCAGCTCGAAGAGCTGTGTATCCATCCCCTTGCAAGCTGCTTCATCACGCCACTCTTCGTAGCTGACCGAGCCCCCCGAAGGGGCTCGGAGGATGCTTCGTTTACCCATGCTGCTCCTTCAGGACGCCCCATGGCGGCCTAAGTAGTTGACAGCTACTGTCAGACTGTAGGGCTACTCCCTTAGGGTCGTAGCCTGTAGTTACTGTTAGTAGCTTAAAGGCAGTATACACAGCTCTCGCAGTGATGCGTAGCTGCTTGTCCCTGCGATCCCTCCCTTGGGGTCGGGCTCTCCGTCTCGCAACGTGCTTACAGTAGGAGCAACGAAATGATCATCGAAAAGATTCCCGATCGAGAGTGTGACGTGAGTCACAGTCTCTCAGAAGGGGATGGGGCCGCAGTCTCCAGGCATGTGCCAGCCCTTCTCGCAGTCCGGGTCGTGCTCCGTACGTACCCCTTCAGAGGCCACAGAGGCCGCTCTCGCGGCCTTGCAGCCCTCGTGCACCCAATCACCCAGCCACTTGCTGATAGGCGCTCCTAGGGCCCATGGAAGGCCGCAGAGCCAGCACGGTTCCTCGCTTGCGTACAGAGACTTCACGAGCTGAGAATCCTCTCGATGGCGCCGTCCACGTCCAGCTCCTCGGATCCCTCGGGGGTGTAGGTGTACGTCCTGTGAAGGACGTCCCACATCCGCCAAGAAGGCATCCAGATCTTGGCCACGCCTTCCGGTGTGTTCAGCGTCAGGTTCAGCGAGAAGTTCTCGACTGTCGCCGTCACGTCACCCCGGCCCGTCGGATGCGACCTGTTCCCGTAGGCGGCCTTGATCAGGTCCCGGCCGATCTCCCACTTCGTACCCTCGAAAGTGCACGACAGGAACAGCGGGTCACTGTCGTGCCAGACGACAGTGATGGGGATCTGTGCGGTGACTTCGTCGACAGTGGCTTCGCCGATCCACTGCGATGCGATAGTGATCATGACTTCCTCTCTCAGATTTTTGCAGTATGTGTGACGTGGGTCACACTTCTTGGGACCACAGCCTGATGCGAGTCAGGTGGACCATCCAGACAGGGTCTCCGTCTTCTTGAGCGACGAGCGCCATGACGCGCCCTTCGTGCGTCACCCAGCCGAGAAGCCACGCCTCGTAGTCTTCGGCGTAGGGCGCGTCATCTTTCAGTACTACGACCTTGGTCATGCGTCTCCTTCTGTCATGCGCTCGGTCATACGGTGTCGTACGTAGTCAGCTCGTGCACCCACCGACTCCCGTACTACCGAAGACAGGTCGGTAACACCGTATGACGCGAACAGTAGGTTCAGGTCCTTCGCGAACTGTTCGGTCATCTTGACGGTGATCTGCTTCTTGTCGCGCATGTCAGGCGGAGGCTTGTTGGTCATACGAACCACCCGACCATCAGGACCCGTCCGTCATTGTCGACGAAGGCTCGTCTCGTGAACCGTCCTACGCGATCCCTCTGGACACGTTTGTGAACCTTCTGTATGACATGCGGCGTTGCGTGGTAGTACGCCCTGTACAGGCGTATCGCGGGGGGCGCCATGCGGGAGATCCTTTCGTGTAGTACTATGTGAGACATGGCGAAAACACGGTCAACCCTGGTGATACCAGACATTCAGTACCCGTTCCACGATGCGGTGATACTCGACAAGATCCTCAAGGTGGTGCGTACATACCAGCCTGATCAGATCGTGCAGATCGGGGACGGCATCGACTTCCCTACCGTCTCACAGTGGTCCAAGGGAACCGCAGGCGAGTACGCCGACACGCTACAAGAGCACATAGACGGCTACCGTGCGGACGTTCTTAGTCCCCTGCGGGAAGCCTGCCCAGAAGCACGGATCACCTGGCTTGAAGGTAATCACGACCTCCGGGTACGTGACTTCGTCAAGAGGTACGCGGCGCCCCTTGGGCCACTTCGGGCACTCGAAATGCCAGCCCTCTTCGCCCTTGACGAGCTGGCCATCGATTACGTACGCGGTCCGCTGCGTGTCGGTACTAACACGCTTGCCATCCACGGACATGAGGCGGGCGGGTACTGTGCTTCCGCATCCGCCTGGGATGCGAAGTTCACCAAGAGGTACGGGAGCGACAAGAACTTCATCTTCGGTCATACTCATCAGCCTTTCCTGATCACTCGTGCGTTCGGTTACGCGGGGAAGGTGAGTCCTCGGTTCACTATGAACGTCGGCTCGATCATGGATCCTGTCGCAGCGACGTACGTCAAGGACGGATCCGTCTCCTGGGTTCCCAGTTTCGCATGGCTGGAAGACGACGGCAAGAGGGTGTGGCCTGAGCTGGTCACTCTGGTCGATCGTCTCGGCTACTTCAAGGGCGGAAGGATTTGACGTGAACGGAGAACAGAACTGTCTCTGCTCGTTCGGCAAGTGCCACTACTGGGACTGGTGCGAGTCCTGCCAGGAGTACGACCACTGGATCAGTTGCCCGATCCACTGCCCCGAAGACCATGAGGAGTACTGCTGATGCTGAACTACGAAGCCCTTACGCCCACCGTAGACAAGGCCGCGCACATCGCGGTCTCCAAGTTCCCCGACCATCACGACATCAACGACGTGAAGCAGACGCTGTGGGTGTTCGTCATGGAAAAGAAGGAAACCGTTCGGGGCATGGTTCTCGACTCGAAGGGCACCGATACCGCCCTTGTCGAGCTTCTCGTGAAGGTGGCCAACAGCCACCTGAAGACAGAAGAGGCGGCAGCCTATGGCTACGACGAGAACGACACCTTCACCTACTCGACCGACATGCTCAAGAAGATCCTCGAAGTGGTGTTCACCCACGAAGACTGGCAGTCGATCGCTTCGGCGATCGGCGACGGGATGCCCCGGAAGAAGTCGGAGCCTGCCCTTGGGGGCAACAACCTGGCCTCTTATGGTGACGTGTCCCGAGCGTTGGATCAGCTCCCGATGGATCAATACAACACCCTGGTCTGGCGCTACAAGTACCGCTACACCTTCGCCCGGATCGGAGAAGAGTCCGCGACCACAGAGCAGAAGTCCAAGAACCTCCACAGGGCAGCCCTGAACAGCCTTCAGCAGCTCCTGGGGAAGAAGGACCTAGCCGACTTCCGGAGGGGCCACAGCGGGCGCACAGAGGCCCGGAACAGCGTCTCTGGCCAGGCTCGGATCGAGCGAGACTACGAGGGCTGACGGAGTCACCCTCAACGGGCGCACAGCTTCGCTGTGACGCTGGGACGGTGGGTGATGCGTGGGTGGTCAGGGAATCGAACCCTGTCCGTCGACGTCTAGCGTCTCCGTCACCGATACCACCCTTGGGACCCGGCCTTTCGGCCGGGTTTCTTGCTATCAGTCCTCTCCTGACCATTCCTTGAGAATCTCGTCGGCGTCGTCTTCCACCATGTACTCGATGGCGTCATGCGCCCGCTTGGCGCGGTCGTACCAGTGAACTGCCGTGCCGACAGCAGCCGACAGCAGGAGTCCACTCACGAAGGCGAGCGTGTTAGGGCTCACTTGAGGATCACCTCGTAACCTGCATCACGGAGGATCTCCAGCAGATGAAACGCTTCGGCGTACGGATACGCACCAGCGTCCTCACAGAGGCCGATCCAGTCCGGCATCTCTGCCAGCGTGTTAGCGAACTGGTTGTCGCTGATCGGATACGCCTTCACTTGATCACCTCCACGTACTCGGACTTGAAGACGTAGAACTCGCCCTCGGGGTGCTTGACTAGCGAGCGGACCTGTCCGTCGCCGAAGGTCAGCTTGTGCAGATCGGCGGTCGTGTGACCCTCGAAGTCCTCGAAGCCGGGCGCTCCGGTCACCTTGACCTTGATCTTCACCATTGGTGCTCCCTCTTGTAGTACGTGCTGAGGTTCTTGTTGGAGTCCACTGCCAGCACGCCGGTTACGGCGTGCGCCATGAGCACGCACTGAGGCCCTGTTGCGATGACCTCGAACGTGTGCTCACGCTGATGCTGCGAGACCCTGTCGCCGACGTTCCAGTCAGGATTCGACCAGGCTTCGGTGATCTCCTCGTCGGTCATTTCGATCATCTTGCCCTTGCCGTCCACTTCAACGCGACGCTTCGGGCGGAACTCCTCACAGAACGACCACGCGGGGGAGGTGAGGGGACCGAGCCACCCGTAGGAGGACGTCTCATGGATGATCCACACTTCCCCCGCTGCGTCGTCCAGCCAGGCTACCCGCCTGACTTTCGCGTCGAACGGAGACTTCAGGAGCATGCCCTCACGCAGTGGTGTAGCAGGCTTCTTGATGCCCCCAAGGAGCATCTCGTGGTAGCCGTCGACGATCTCCGTGGCGATCTCCTTGAGAGATCGTTCCTGGTTCCTCTCGGAGTCCAGGAACTTCACCACAGCGTCGATCTGCTGGTTACGCGTCGGAACGGCCAACGCTGAACCCTTCCACGCTCTTGGTCTGGCGGAAGCCCTTGATGCACTTCAGGTCGACTTCCCACACGTAGTGAGGGTTGCCGGTTTCGAGCGTCAGAGCCTCAGCCTCAGCCAAGGCCACATTCTCCTGCTGCGCACCGAGAACGGCTTCCAGGTCGGCTTCCGCCAACAGGAAGTTGGCGTTGCTGCAATTGGACACGATGAACTTCTTCATGACTCTCCTTCTCGCAGTCCGATGCTGCGGACTGGCCAACACGTGAGCGAACAACCCGAGAGTGTGCTCAGCACTCGTGGCCCCTACTTATATTTCGGGAACTCACGTGTTGACTAGACCGCGCAGGGCGTGAGCCCTGCGACGGAAGTTGATTAGAGGTTCGCGTCGATCCAGTCGGCGATCTCAGGGAACGTCTTGCCCTCAGTGTCGTTCATCGTCATCAGTCCTTGGCGGTCGTCAGGGCCGATGCCCGACCACTCTTCCAGCTCGATCGGCAGGACGCCGCCCTCTTCGTCGTAGCTGTAGTGCCAACCGACCACTTCGGGCTCTTCCGAGCGATGCACGGCGCCTTCGTCCACCGCGATCTCACAGAGCACGCCGAGGCAGCAGAAGAAGTCTTGCTCTTCTCCCCGCTTCCGGAGTGCGCCCTTGCCCTGAAGGTAATCTCCAGACCGGAGTTTGGTGGTCCAGCGGCTCTTGCGTTCAGGATTCATGTCTTGGCTCCCTCTACTTCACGGAACGTCTGGCGACGTTCCTGCGTGCGTGTCCACGGCTCGAACGTGGAAGCCTGCCAGCCACGCTAGGGGCGATTCTAAGCCCCTCTCGCAACTCTCCGGGGGAACTGGTCACCCAGGGGCTGCGAGGCTCTCAGAGGGCCCTCCAGGGCCCTTTAGGAGGTACTCCAGCGGTGAACGGTGGTCCACTGATAGCCGTTCCATCGGCGCGCCACGACTTCCCGGTATTCGGGATGGCTTCCCGCCCTCGGAGAGATCGTCCGGGACAGCTCGTACATGATTCCGTCGATCTTGACGTGCCGGGACGTGTACTCGTTGATCAGCCGTCGCTTCACGGGGTCTTCGCCGTTCCGTTGTCGATCAGGGTCAGCTCAGCGTTGCTGTACCAGAGCTTGTTCTTGACCGCGCCATCCTCGATGACAGCGACCTGATAGTTCATCACGCCGCCAAAGCGAGCGTTCTCAGTGTCGACCTGTAGCACCACGCCAGAACCCATGAAGGTCTTGACGATGTTGCCGCGCTCGTACTTGATCTCTGTCATGCCGAGACCTCCGCAAGGATGCTGTGCGTGCTCAGGAACGTGTCCGAGCAAAGCTCGGCACGAACAGCGCCAGCAAAGCTGGACGCCTGGAGAACGTTCTCGAACTCGTCCTTATCGAACCACTCAACCTGATTGTCCGACCACAGGACGGCCCTGGAGCCGTCCTTACGCTGGCCGCAAGTGATGCCGATGAACCCGTTGTACTCAAGCTCAATCATGTCTGTCTCCCTTTTGTGCTTGCCAACCTGACATTCGTCAAGCTGACGGCGTGAGCGGGGAGGGACTCGCACCCTCCTGACTTCCTTTCCCGCCCTATTGATCTACCTCCAGATGTGGAGGCAAGTGAGACAGAACCACGCTCCCTTGATGAACGCATGGTTCTTGACCTTGCCGGACTTGCATTGCGGGCAGCTCATGTTCATCCTCCTAGCCCTTGAACAGCGTCATGGCGTGACGCTCGCCGTGCAGGTACGAGCCACACCCTTCGCACTGTGACGTGCCGTAGTAGTTGGTCTCGCAGTCGCATTCGTCTGCGATGTCGTCATCGCACCCGCCGCAGCACTCATGCTCTTTCCGGGCCATGCCCATGGCCACGTGGAAGCCGCCATCGATCTTGTTCAGCGGCTCCTCATCGTGGCCGTGGTCGTCGTGACAGCTTCCGCACTCGCCGTTGGCGTGGTGCAACATGCAGTCGACGCAGACCCAGATGGTTCCGTAGTTTTCCATGTCAGATCTCCACTTGGATGACGTTGTCCATGGCGAACTTGCAGATTCGGCAGGACCGGTCCATCAGCACGTGGATGTACTTACGGCCGATCTTGCTGATCACGCCGTACCTGTCACCCTGCATCCATGAATCGGTAGCGGGGTGAGCTTGTACGCGGTCGTTCACTTTCATGCCTGTCTCCCTTTGCGCTTGAAGCGTCTTGCGACGCCTCTACGTGAGCGGGGGGAGACTCGCACTCCCACTGTGGCTACTTCCCGCCCTGCTGTCACTTGTGACAGATCCAGCAACAACTACAGCGCCAATCGATCTCACACTGAGCGTCCTGGCAGGCCTCGCACAAGCCGCCCGCAGTCTTTGCGGGCTCGTCCCAGCAACACTCGCAGGAGTCGTCTTCCATCACAGCACCTCGCTGTTCACGCCGTAGCAATCCCAGCAGTTCCCGATATGCTCCCGGATCTCCTCGTCGGAGCAGTGGAAGCCGTTGTGGTCCGCCGAGTCGACCAGCAGAAACAGCCCGTCGCACGTCAGATTGAGATCGAAGACGTTGATCTTGTAGCTCATGATCAGACCGCCTTCGTGTGGTGCCGGATGTCCATGCTCGTGACCATGCCGCCAAGCATGGCGGTGATGACGTGCGTTTCGCACACCTCTACCCACGTGGCGCCATCGAATTTCTCACCCTGGAACGAGTGGACCCAGTAGGCCTCAAGAGACCTCTTGGAGCACCTCTCACCCTTCAGGGTGTCGGCGATGCACTGACCTTCCCACATGTCATTTCCCTTGTTCAGGCGACGCCGTAAGCGTCGCTGCGTGAGCGGGGGAAGAGTTGCACTTCCCTTCGGGCTTAGAACCCGGCCGCCCCCAGGGGACTTGCACCCCTAGGTGAGCTTGGTTACTCCTTGCAGCCTCACTAGTGCGTGAGGTAGAACCACCACTCTTGTGCGTGGAGTCCGAACCCGAAGGCCAGGCACCAGAAGGAGAGGAGCAGCCCGTTGGCCAGCCCTCTCCTGATGATGCTCACCTGTACCTCCGGCTTCCCTTGCTGGGGATGATGCCAGCGACGTCGCGCTTACCCTTGACGCCGTCGTTCATCTTGCGGTACTGCGAGGCGATGCTCGGAGTGGGAGGCTTGCGGCCTCCCACCTTCTTGCCGCACCAGCACTCCCGAGCGGGATCGGTTGAGACGATCTCACTCTCATAGGAGCACACCGTATCGGCGTGATCCATGCAGTGAACCTGTCCGCTGTAGTCGATGATGCCGACTGTTGCAGCCATGTCAGATCCTTCGCTTCGGGCCGTTGGCGTCAACCTCGACAGGAGTTCCCCCGCCAGGAATGCGCCGTGCAGCCTTCAAGGCGTCCGCGTGACTGCTGAACGGGCCAACGTACCGGCCGTCAGGCTTCCTTACTTCCCACATGTCTTCTCCCTTTGTTCTAGCGACGCTTGACGCGTCGCCAAAGTGCCCCCTCACGGCTCGAACGTGAGTGCCTGCCTGCGGGGCTTGTTGCTCAAGCGTAGAGTGAATCGATGTTGCGGTCACTCCACAACTTGACGCCGTCACGGTAGGCCGCTTCGGCGCCATTGAAGTTGTGCTTCAACTCCACTTTGCCGTGTTTGGCAGACAGGGCGACTCCGAGGAGTTCGGCCGTGATCCACCCATCGGTCTTCACCTCGTGCAGGTAGCCACCTGCGCTGAACGCGAGGGTGTAGCGGGTTTCGTCGCTGTATCCGTCCATGATGTCCTCTTTCCAGTCTGTGCGACTGGCTCTCTGCGGAGCCATGGCGCTACAGGGTGATAACTGTCGGCCCGAAGGCCTAGGTACTGTCACCCTGTAGCACACTGGTTCTTACAGGGAAGCTTCCCTCACCCCTAACACTCAAAAGAGCGGAGCGGGGGAAGCGTAGACATGGTGTGCGAACTTAGCTAGGCCGAGCGGCTCGCTCCCAAGGTTCTTGCTTGGCTTACATCCGGGGGAAGTCCATCGCTGCACTGGCACCTAGCGTGTTGAGGGGCAGACTCCGCCCCCGCTCGCACACTTCACACTGTTCAGTTGAGAAGGATCTAGGTTTCGGGCTCTGGGACCTTCCATCTTCCGCCACGCCCTGACAAGCCAGACTCTCGCCCTTTTGCAGGCTCCCGCGCCTTCCGGGTTTACCATGCTCGCCCAAACGTGACAGCCGGTTTCCCGCCTGATCGATCGTCCATCCGTGGCCACAAGCCTCGGGCTGTAGGTCTTGCTAGCCGTTCCGACGCCCCTCAAGGGCGTCGTTCCTGCGGCTGTTGTTGCTGTCTTGCTGGGCTAGACTCTGCCATCCGGCTCCGAGTCTGTCAAGACCCTCCGTGAGCCGCTGTGAGCGTCTCTCCCGTCGTTTTAGCCCCGAAGGGTGTCCCGGTCAAGCGTTGCTCTGTGCGGCCCTCTACGGGCCCCTGAGGGCCCTTGAAGGCACCCTCTAGGAAGACAGTCCCTCGGGATAGGACCGAGAGTCAAGCTCCGTCACCGCCACCTCAGTCACCGGCTATGGTGGCCCGGCTTCTGTGGTGTGTTGCGGTGACAAGGAGAACACTCCTCTTTGCTGGCCGATCGGTCAAGCTTCGCAGGTCAGGGCATGGATAGGTCACCCTAAGTTTGCTGGTGCGTGGCGGTGGGTGAACGAGAAAGTTCCTCAAAGAATCATGGAACCCTGAGGCCAGCGCTGGTGCGCTGCCTGTAGCGGGGGAAGTGGTGGCACAACGGACACTCGGGACATCCCGACAGGGCCTGATACAGAAGATGGTACAGAACTGGGGCAGAAGATGCCTTGATGTCCGCTTTGTGCAGCCCTCGATTTGCTCGTTGCTGCAAACTGGCTGGCCCTACGCGTGAGCACGCGCCTTATGCGCGTGCGTGTTCCTGCTACATACGCGTGCATGTGGTACAAACCTTGGTACAATCATGTCAGGATGTCCTGACATTCTTGAGTGGCTACGCCGCGAATGGCACTGGATGCCACGCCTATGGCACTGAGTGACATGTAAGGGGCTGGCCTGCTGTGCACCCATGACACAGATCTAAGCGTGCGCTTAGTCCCTGCATGGACAGTCCTCCCCCTCGTTTGGGGGCAAACGTTCAACAAACTGTTGATCCTGTCCACATCTATGCACATACATGGACATCTCGGCGCATCATGCTACACATGTGTACATCCTGGGGCGCAGCACACCTCTCCCCGCCACATCCCCACATGTCAGGCTATGATGCTCCAAGTCTGCACAAATCGGACACGGTTCTCAAGCCTGTGCCAGTGTGATGAAGTTCGACCCCAGGTGTTTAACTGGAGGGCGTGTGTGTGTTGGTGAGACCCCATGGAAATTTGCCATGAAACTTGCTACACACAGAGTGACGGAACCAGGCTAATCTGACTACCCTCCGAAGTAGTTGGTGAAGGTTTGGCAAAGGATTGCTGAAACCGATCCAGGGGGTACGTTAGGTCAGGTTACTCTATTAGTAGCTAACAGAAGCTGACAATCTACAGGCCACGACCCCTAGGGAGTGGCCCTACAGCCTGTACAACCTAACAACCTGAGCAGCCTCTGCCAGCTACTTAGGGCGCCCTCGGGGGCGCCTACGAGGGGTACAGCTTCTTGTCCTCTCCTTCTCGGAACTTCCCCCGCTACAGGTTCACCGGCCCTCAAGGGCCGGGGGACGTATAACCATCAAGCTGAACGGGCAGGTGGTGACAAGTTGACAGAGCTGAACCGCAGAGCGGTTCAAGGTTGTCAACTCTTATAGAGGAGCTACCGATGGCCAGGCCTGTCAACAGAACCGTCAGGGAGAAGAAGGACACGATCCTCACTTACCTGAGGAAAGGGATTCCCCTCGCCAAGGCTCTGTCCGACTTGGGCATCACCCGACAGGCTGTCCAGTACTACAAGGAGTCCGACAAGCAGTTCCGTGAAGAGTACAAGCGGCTCTCCAGCATGGAATCTGCTAGCTCCATGGACATCAAGAGGGAAGTCCCGGACTTCCCCGAGTTCTGTATGGACTACCTGGACACCCAGCTCTTCCCTCATCAGCTCCAGTGGTACGACGTCCTTGAGGGTCGCGCTCCACGCGACCTGCACGAGAACCAGATCTACAAGCCGGGTGACCCTGGCATGGTGATCATCAACACCCCTCCCGAGCATGCGAAGTCCACCACGATCACCGTGAACTACACGACCTGGCGGATCTGCCAGGACCCGAATATCCGTGTGATCATCGTGTCTCAGACACAGGAGATGGCCAAGAGGTTCCTCAGGGCGATCAAGGACCGACTGGCGGGGGCCAACCCCGCCTACAAGAAGCTTCAGTACGACTTCGCTCCCGATGGCGGCTTCGATGCCAACTCGGCATCGTGGACGGCTGACAGCATCTACGTGAACGCCGAAGCTCGCGACTCGGGTGAAGCCACCCCGACGGTCCAGGCTCTCGGCATGACCGGCCAGATCTACGGCAACCGAGCTGACGTCATCATCCTGGACGACACGATCACAGGAAAGAACGCCCATGAGTTCGAGAAGCAGATCGACTGGATCCAGCGAGAGGTCATCAACCGCCTCAGCTACCCAGGCGGTACGCTACTCCTTATCGGGACAAGACTCGCTCCTGTTGAGCTTTACTCCGAGATCCAGAAGCCTGAGTGGTACGGACAGGACGAGGAATCTCCATGGACCTATA